GTTTTGCTGGTAAACCAAAACTCTCAGATGTATCAGTAATCTCAACATCAGTATTACCAAATCCAGTACGAGTTGACTGTGTCGCAGACCAAATAGGAACATTGAACTCGACAGCCAAACCGCGGATCTCTTCAGCAATTGCTTTGATATAAGAGTAAGTATTGATAGAACCTCCGAGACCTTTCATGCGTGAGCTTGCACAGATGTTAAGGTAATCGACATAAATGACATCAGGAGTAAACTTCTTCTTCATCTTCAGTTCATTTAAGAGTGCACGGAAATGACCTACGTGAGCAGATGCAGTTGGATACTCTTTAATGATTAACTTACCCTGCGTCTTATCGTTGATATGTTTTACTTTGTTGACGAATGTAGACTTATTAAGATCTTTAAGCGTAGCGATATCAACATCAAATAGGTTTGCATCGATACGTTCAGCAATCTTCTCTTCTGCCATTTCCATTGTAATGTATAACACATTCTTACCTTGTGATAAGGCATCAGATGCAAAGTGACACATCGCCAAAGATTTTCCAACACCTGTACCAGCAAGTACAATATTCAATGACTTACGTGGAACACCACCTGCTGTGATAGTGTTTAGCATCTCTAAATCGAATGGAGTCTTATCTTCTTTAAGATGATAAAAGTCATATCGCGATTCAGCATTATCTAAGTAGTCGTGGCCAACATTAGTATCGAAGTTGACTGATAGTGCTTTAGTTAAGATATCAGGAATTGCTCCTTCTGCCTTCTCAGATTTGCCATCAATAATAGAAATTGCTTCCATTAGTCCGAGATAGACAGATCGATCTTTGCACCATGTTTCAGTCGATTCTAACAACCATTCAACATCGACCTCGTTCTCGTTACGCAGCTCTTTAATTAGTGAGAGTGTGTCATTCGCGATTGGGCGATTAACATACTCAGAGCTTTGGAACTCAACTTCAAGTACTGCTGGGGTTGGAAGCTTATTATACTTAGTTATGAATCTTAAGAATAAGTCATATACTGCTTGATGTTGTTCTTCGAAGTATTCGCCTTTAATATGTGGAATAACTTTTCTGCAAAAGCCTTCATCATTAGTCAGTGTCTTGAGTATTATCGTTTGTAGATTTTGTGGCATTTCCGATTTGTGCGTCTCGATTATTTAAGATTTCTGTTAAGATATTTCCAATGTAGTTTCTAAACTCATTGCTTGTTTCTAGCTCTTCAGTAGTATATGGATCTACCGCTCTTTCGATTATGAAGTCAAACTTTAGACGGGCTAAGTCATTTTCAACATCTTCTTCGATAGTAACTTTACCATACGTATAGATTATATTCGCATAAAGACCTTCTAAGATCTTAATAGAATAGAGATCTGAGTCTATCTTTTCAACAAAAGTATATGCACTACTCATCTTCAATTGATGGTTCAGTTTCAAGACGAAGCTCTTCGAGCATAGAAACATGAGCAACCTTATATCGTTTCTCGATACACTTCTCAAAGTCTGTCTTATCGAATACTGTTGTCCAGAATTCTTCAGTCATTGTTTGTGCAGCTCGAAGGTTTCCACTCAATTCTTCCTTTGTCTCAGGATTCATTGCCATATACCAACCATTCTTAGGTTTGACAACGTGACCAGTTTCAAGAGCAAGATCTAATAAACCTGACCACTTCTCAATACCTCCGTCCCAACTTACACTAATTGGGATCTTAGACTTCTCCTTTACAAAGCGAGACTTCTCGATATTAATAATGAAGTGGTAACCTGAGATTTCAGTACCAGTCTTTTCTTGACGACGGCCAATAATCCACACATCGTTTGCGCTGTACATTACACCAGTTCCACCAGACACAACTGCCTTTGAGAACATCTCCTGTGTTTGATACGTATGGTTGACAGCAAGAAGAGGAATATCTTTGAGTGTCAAGAACGGTGTAATCATGCGGAATAAACCCTTAAGAGCTTTTGCTCGAGTCATATCAGCAACTGATTTCATATTCTCGGCATCATCAATTTCTTTCTTCGATGCAATATTACCAATAGAATCAATCACCACCATCACTCTATCCTTACGATCAATTTCAGTAAGCTGATGAACAAGATCGAATTTGAGTTCTTCAATATTGGTAACAGGTGTATGTAGTACACGAGATGTGTCAATACCGAAACTCTCAAAGTACGATTGTGGTGAACCAAACTCCGAATCATAGAACATGAGAACTGCATCCTTATGCTTCTTCATATAAGCACCAGCCATCAAAAGGGCAAACGATGTTTTGAAGTGCTTACTTGGACCAGCGAGGACTGTTAGACCTGAAGAGATACCACCTTGAGTGGAACCAGAGAGTGCGACGTTAATCATCGGCACTGACGTTTGAGTCATCTCCTTTTCGGAAAAGAACTTTGATTCTGACAGGATATCGGCACCGGCTGTGCGACTTGATTTTTTTAGTTTTTCTAGTAGTGACATAATTGTTGTTAATTTAAGATGTAATTATACCATTTTTAATGGTCTTTGTAAATGTCTAAATGCTATAGGAAAGCATCTAATCCTCCAGTCGGCTCTGTCCAGTTTTTACCCTGCCAATGAGGATACGATGCTCGAGATAGATGAACCGATTGTGGTTTTTCCATTACATCGAAGCTGAGTTCTCCAATAGTATTCTTTAGATTCGCCGTCCACATATATACTGTTGTATGACTTTTAAGTCTTTCGATAAATGCTTGACGTACATCTGTTCGTTCTTGCCATGATCCATAGAATGGAGTCTTTTTATACCAACCAGTTTTCGGCACTTTGCGAGATTCGTTCTCAATTGGAAGTGGTTCCCAAGGAATAACACTTGCACTATATGCTCTAGAAATTCGGTAGAGTTCGGCGCTGTATCGATCTGCTAGCTTTTCAGCTTCTTCGATTGGATTATCGAATCTGCATAGGTGATGTCGTATATCAATGTTGCCAAAATATGTTTCGATCTTATCATACTCTCGATCTTTAGGAATGAATGTTTCAAACCCACGATTGATAGAACCATGCAGTGTAGAGAATGGAACAGATACATTTTCCCATTGAGGACGATACATACAAATCGCGTGACTATCTCCAAATGAGATGTTTGAATAATGTCTAATCGTATTTGGATCTACTGTAATTGCATCGGCCTGCAACTTCTTTAGATTATTCCAATCAACTTCATTCCATGTAAGATTAGCCTTCGTTAGTCGATCTTCAAACATTGATGCATAATCAGGGAAGTCGACAATGATAGAGTTTACCTTACCCTTGAAGTTAGATAGAGCAACTAAGAAGTCTTTGTTTGGATAGGCTTGAATGCCACCAAAGAGATTAAGGCCACCGCTCCAATCACTACCATGATAGAAAAAGATCTCATCGTATGGTGTGTAGTCTTTAATCTTATCTGACACCAAATTGATAGTTACGTCATAATGCGCTTCGCTTAGCTGATCAGCATAGATAATAGCCTGCGCTGCTTTATGAGAGTGTATCTTATTTGATATAGGTCCTAAACTAGTTAATAGTATCTTCTTCATCTTTCTTCCATTTTCTATATGAGTTTATGCTTTCGTAGAGTGATTCATCTTCAAGTTTCGGTGAAGCCCCAACATTCCAGAAAAGAATGTCTCTTCCAGTGTTTTTAGGAATATACTTCCACGCTTTACCGTCGTAGGTATTAACTGAGGGAAACGGTGGAAGATCTTCTTTAATCGCAGTCGTAAAGGGAAGAGGATGGGAAATGATACTATCATGACCGATCTCCCCGCTTTTCATGTTACGAGAAACTGCAACACAGTGGAACTTAGCATTTGGCCAAGCAATTTGTAATGCTCTATGCAATACGCCAGTCGAAATGACGGTCCACACTTCTTCTGGTTCAGGGATTTGAGATGCTACTTTTACAAATCCTGCAGTCACTAACTCGTGTTTCAAGCCAAGAGGAATAAAGAAAGCATCTTCTTGTTCATCTGCCCACTTCTTCGCGATAGCGTTCAGATTAGGCATAGCAGCAATACGATGAAACTCGTAGTCAGCACCTTTCTCAATACAACATGCTTGGTGATGTGAGATCTGTTTCGAAGAGGGCATGAACAGTTTCACCTTCTTATCATGTCGCTTTGCAACCTCTAAGAGAGATACACCTGCTAGTCCAGTTCGAGGTTGAACATAGACGAGAGTCTTCTGTTTGATCTGAGAAACTAAAAGATCTCCTCCTCGGATCTTACTACCAACAAGCAGATCGTCTCGAACAACTCGAACACCATCATGCATCTTAACAACTGGAGGTGGATTAGGATCTTCCCAATCTTTTGCTAAATCCAAATAGTACTCCCGGGCCTCTGCGCGGGTACTTATGCCTTGCAGTCGTAGGACTTCGATATCCTTATTACAGTTATCTATTGTATGCGTATCGTGTGACATAACCCTATTATACAGTATTTAGCCTACTTTGTAAACTACTTTTTTAATGAGAAGGTCTTCGGATAGACCCAATCATATGGGATTTTCTTAGTAGTTCCCTTTATACCATGCCGAATAAACAGATGCTTACACCACATACACGCCTTATCTTCGATATTGATATTATATTGGCGCTTCATTGGATTATCTGGATGAGCTGCGACCTCATTGAATTGGCGAACAAGCTCCTTCGCTGGATCATTGATCGGTTTATATGCTCCAGTCGATTCATCTAATTCAAACTTCGTTTTACCGAATAGGTTCTTACCTCCAAAGAGTTGCCATAATCCATAGAATGACAATGTGCCTGGAGTAACCCATGATTCTGGATCTACCAAATCAGGACGAGCCATTGCGATATGGCGAGAGAGATTCTTAAACGGATACATCACATTACGAAATCCAAACTTCTCTTTAGTGTGTCGTTCTAACTTAGATGCTAACTCCATCATTGTAAGTCTCCTATCAGATTCTAGAATCGAATAGCAATCTTCTGCAATTTGTTGAGGAACTTCACACAACCAATCTCGTACGATAGTTCCCTTTGGATAGTAGATCTGAAAAAGATCAGAGCGAGCATGCCTTTCAGTTTCAAACCGAGTCTTCATAGCTTCGATACCATGATCGCGCAATGCTCTAAACGTTAGCCAATGCTCGTTACTGAATGACCATACAATAGTGTGATGCAAAAGAGTCTTGAGATCTTTCTCGTCCTTCATCTCATCTACATACGGCATTTCAAAA